AAGACATCACCTTGTTCAGCCCACATGAAGTGCCAGAGTTGTACGAAGCATGGGGCAGTCCAGAATTTGACGAACTATACGAAACGGCCGAAAGAAAAACTAGTGTATCAAAAACAAAAGTTAATGCACAAACCTTATTCTTTGATATGCTCAAAGAAAGAGCAGAAACAGGTCGTATCTATATAATGAATATTGACCATTGCAACACTCATTCTAGTTTTAAAGATAGAGTTACAATGTCAAACTTGTGTCAAGAGATTACATTACCTACTGACCCTATTCAACACATTGATGGTAAAGGTGAGATTGCATTATGTATTTTAAGTGCGTTAAATGTAGGTAAGATTAATAATATTGATGAATTAGAACCTTTATGTGAACTTGCAGTAAGAAGTTTAGATGAAATTATTGACCATCAATTATATCCTGTTAAGGCTGCCGAAGTTTCTACTAAGGCACGAAGAAGTTTAGGCATTGGTTATATTGGTCTTGCACATTATATTGCTAAAAATAAATTAAAGTATTCAGATAAGAAGTCTTGGAAGTTAGTTGATGAATTAACAGAGGCTTTTCAATTCTACCTATTAAAACATTCAAATATTCTTGCACAAGAAAAAGGCAAGTGTGAATATTTTGATAGAACAAAATACTCGGATGGTATCCTCCCGATTGATACTTACAAACCCGAAGTAGATGAACTCGTAAAACGAAAACTCAGCTACGATTGGGAATGGTTAAGGACTCAAATCAAAACACATGGGCTGCGACATAGCACACTAACAGCTCAAATGCCTTCCGAGAGCTCTAGTGTGGTTTCAAATGCCACCAACGGCATTGAACCACCTAGAGATTATTTAAGTATTAAGAAGTCTAAAAAAGGAACTCTTAAACAAATAGTGCCTATGTATTCTACATTAAAAAATAATTATACTTTATTGTGGGACATGGAAGACAATCAAGGATATATAAATATCGTTGCAGTAATGCAAAAGTATTTTGACCAAGCAATATCTGGTAACTGGTCATATAATCCTGAAAATTACGAAGATAATCAAGTACCTGTATCTGTAATGGCTCAAGACTTATTGAACACATACAAATATGGTTGGAAGACTTCTTATTATCAGAATACATATGACGCTAAAAAAGATATTGATGAACCATCTCACAACATAGGTTGGAAAGATGATGTAAAAGAAGAACCTGCTTTACAAAATCCTGCTACAGAGCATTATAATAATCAAATGCCTTTAGAGGAAGAGGATTGCGATAGCTGTACAATATAGAAAGGTAACAATATGGCATATTTGTGTGTCAATACACCTCACATTGATGTGTATGTTAAGAAAGAGTATCTATATGATGGCAATAAAGGACATGGTGAACTAGTTGAAGGCATATGGGTTACTGCTAAGTCGATACAAGGTAGAGCATTATATTTTGAAACTTATATACCAGAGTATGGTGCCTTATACGATAAGTTACCTATTAGTGCTTTTGTATGGAAAAAAGATTACAAAGGAGAAATACCTTTAACAGAATTACAGTTATGGGATTGTTTTAGTTATGATATTGCAGTTATTGAAAAACAAATGCTTAGTGGCAATCAATGTAAATATTTGTCGCCACAAAAAAATTGGTATAATGGTTGGTATATGTTTACAATAGACAATGCTAACTCAACAAACTTAGAAAGAAATGTGACTTATAGTGAAGTACCAAGTCAACATAAGTCATTTAACATTTTGAAATTAGAGAATGGTTACTTTGCAGCTCAACCAAATAACAGAGTAATATTTTATGATAAGAGTTATACTCCTAGTGAGTTGAAGTTTCCAGACTTCAATGTGTCCACCAAAGAGTATAGTGTAGAATGTGAACAAAAGTGGACAGCTGGTGATGACGACAAGTTTTTTTATGATTTAGAGGAGAGAAAAGAATAAATGGCAAAGAATGTATTTAACAGACAGAAAGACCTAAATGTAACCAAACAACCTATGTTTTTTGGTGAAGACTTACAGGTACAACAATATAGTGATATGAAATATCCTATATTTGATAAACTGAATCAACAACAATTAGGTTATTTTTGGAGACCAGAAGAAGTATCTTTGCAAAAAGATAGAAACGATTATTTAAATCTAAACGAACAGCAAAAGTTTATTTTTACAAGTAATTTAAAATATCAAACAATGTTAGATTCTGTTCAAGGCAGAGGACCTTGTTTGGCATTTTTACCGTTTGTATCAAATCCTGAATTAGAAGGTTGTATAATTACATGGGACTTTATAGAAACAATCCATAGTAGAAGTTATACCTATATAATTAAAAATTTATATTCAAATCCAAATGAAGTATTTGACACTATTATACATGATGAAAAGATTGAAGCTAGAAGTGCTTCAGTTACAAAAGCATATGATGACTTAATTAATTTAGGTTATAAATGGCATTTAGATAAAAGTAAAGTTGACCTTTACGAACTTAAAAAGAAAATGTATCTTGCTATGTGTACAGTAAACATACTTGAAGGATTAAGGTTCTATGTATCATTTGCCTGTTCATTTGCATTTGGCGAACTTAAAATGTTAGAAGGTTCTGCTAAGATTATTTCTTTTATTGCAAGAGATGAAAGCCAACACCTTGCAATGTCACAAACTATCATTAATAATTGGCATGATAGGAATGATGATAAAGATTTTATTAAAATTAGAAAAGAGTGTGAAAAAGACATATATAAAATGTATGATGACGCATTAACAGAGGAGAAAAGGTGGGCAACATATCTATTTTCCAAAGGAAGTATGATTGGTTTATCAGAAAAACTGTTACACCAATTTGTAGAATACATGGCAAATCGAAGAATGAAGGCAATCGGCCTAACCCCTATGTACGACCAAAAAACAAATCCACTTCCGTGGGTAGACCATTGGTTGAATTCAAAGGGTACACAAAATGCACCACAAGAAACAGAGATTGAATCTTATGTTATCGGTGGCATTAAACAAGATGTTAAAAAAGACCAATTTAAACAATTTAAACTATAATGGCGGAAAAAAGACAAAAAACCTGTTCGTCCTGCGAAACTAAATATACCATAGTATGGGATATTGAGGAACAAGATTTAGAACCTCTTACTTGCCCATTTTGTGGATATGAGGTAGAAGATGAAGAAGACCAAGTCGATTGGGTTAACGAAGATACAACAAACGAAGACGAAGATTGGAATTGATTATAGTTTAACAAGTCCTGCCATTTGTGTTAATAATGGTAAGAGATGTTTGTTTTATTATTTGACTTCTAAGAAGAAGTGGATAGGAGTGCAACATGAATATATTATCGGGTATGAACATAAAGAATGGAAAGACCCTATTGAAAGATTTAAATATATTTCTGACTTTGCAATGGATATTATTACGCCATTATTACCCGCTGAAATTTACATTGAAGGTTATTCTTATGGGTCGAAAGGTCAAGGCCTATTTCAAATCGCTGAAAATTGTGGAATTCTTAAATATAGAATTCTTGAAAAAGGTCTTACTTATAAAACCGTTGTACCAAGTGTTGTTAAAAAAGGTGCAACTGGCAAAGGCAACGCAGATAAAGAAATGATGTACGAGGCATTTGTCAAAGAAACAAATTTAGATTTGAAGCAAATATTTGATACAGTTAAAGTAGGCAATCCTATATCAGATATTGCAGATAGTTATTTTATACAAAGAGTTGGTTATGAAAATTCTAAAGGCACAAAAATATCCTGATGTTAAACATAACATCATTGATATACCGTTAGACGACATTTTATATATTGCTGGTGAGAACTGGTTGAATAAGAAGATGATAAAGTATGGTTATGAAGACAGTTTCAAAAATGCCGGCATGGTTTTCCCTATAACTACAGTTTACAGTAAAGATTATTGGTTACCTCATAGACTTCATTCAGAGGGGTTATATGTTGTTACAGGCCACAAGCGTGTATTGTGGGCTAAGAGAAATGGTTATACTCATATCGAGGGTTATAAAATAGATAATATAACAGATATGGCTAGTATAAGAATGAAAACTAAAATCAAACATGAGGATATACCTAGATGATTTTTCACTTATTTGAAACTAGAAGAGCCTCAAAAGAATATCTTAAAGATTTTGCTCACAAGAAAGAACAAAAATATTATGCTATGGAAGGTGGTGGGTTGGCACCTTTTTTTTATAGAGGTAGTTGGCCTCAATGGCAACCTGATACATTAAAAGATGATGATGTATTATGTTTTCAAGGTTTGCTTAGAAATACACACACACTAAAACCATATTTAAAAACACATGATTGGTATTATTTTGACCAACCATATTTCTTCAATAATAATTATCAGACACATCCAGACTTTAATGACCATTGGTATCGTATTTGTAAAAATGATTTGCAGATTACAGAGATACGAAAGTTTGAAGGTATGGAAAAAAGGTATACTGATATACTAAATCAATACAGTAAAAAAGAACTCATCCAGGAACAAAAGTGGAAAAAAGATGGTAGTTATATTTTAATTATACCACCTAGCCGTCATACATCTATTTGGTTTGAAATGGAAGAAGAAAAGTGGATAGAAGATGTTACTAAAGAAATTAAAAAATATACTGATAGAGAAATTAAAGTTAGATATAAGTTTAGAGATAACGAAATATGGCATAGTAAAAGAAACAAGACGCCATTAGAAGAAGATTTAAGTGGTGCATTTGCAATTGTATCGTGGCATTCTATGGCTGCCAACGAAGCATTAGTTTATGGTATACCGAGTTTTGCAAGTAACCATTCGCCGGCTAGACCTGTAAGTTTAGGTTTAGATGAATTAAGTAAAATTGAAACACCATATTATCCAGATAATAGACACGAATGGTTGTGTTCACTATTTGGTAGTATGTTTAGAAAATCAGAAATGCAAAGCGGGTATGCTTATGATTTGTTACAGGAGAAATAAATGAGTAAATTTTTAGCAAGTATAGAAAATTCAGTAAGAGATGATGTACCATGGGAGTATCATCTAATCGCTAACGCATTGACAGATGAACAAATAGATGAAATCAAGAACGCAAAAATTAATAGAGATGGTGTTTTACATGATGGTACAAGGTCAGGTTATAAAGAGGGTGTTGAAAAACAAAATCATCAACTTAGGGAATATATTACAAAAGATAATTACCATAAGTATCCTGAACTTAAAAAACTTATAGATGAAATGAGAACTGTTAGGGTTAGAGAATGTATTGCTCAAATGGTTGGTCTTAAAAATCCCTTTGAAGGTTCTTTTGTTAGATTAGAAGTATTAAGAGATACAAAAAGCTTTTGGTTGAAACCTCATTGTGATATACCAGAAAAGTTAATATCTAGTTTGATATATATTAATGATACAAATGAATATAAAAGTTTAGGTACTGATTTATATGATGAAGATTTAAACCATGTAAGAACTATTCCTTTTTTACATAATTTAGGTTACATATTTTCAGGACCAAATAAATGGCATGGTGTCGAACCAAACAAAATAATAAAGGTTGATAGACGAGGCATACAATTAAATTATGTTACCTTTCAAACAGATTGGCCTGTATATGAGGATTAAGGAGATATAATGACGGAACAAGAACTCTTAACAGAGATAAAAAGACTTGAAGGTATCTATATGGGACCTCAAAACTTTAAAAAATATAAAAATTACTGGTTACCAGAATTGACTGTAAAAGATAGCACAAATGTATTATCATTAGGTGTTCACAGAGATGTTGGTTTTGAACAGGCAATGTTGTTAGATAATCCAAATTTAAATATACATTGTTATGACCCGACACCTGATACTGTACAAATGTTTAAAGAGGATTTTCCTAATAAAGAAAAAATGACATATCATCCAGTTGCATATAATAAAATACCAGGTACAATGAAATTTTATTATGATAGAAAAGACCCGAAGTTATGTTACTCACTATTACCGTTACCACAATTTGGTGAAGACCCAGCATATGTAGAGGTTGAATGTAAAAATTTAAAACAGATGATGGAAGAAGATATGCCACAACCAGATATTATTAAAGCTGATATTGAGGGTGTATGGTATGATTTTTGTACAGAGATTTTAACTTATGATGTACCTTTTAAAGCATTATTAATAGAGTTTGAAGTAAAACTAATTGATAATGAAACTAGTTTAAAACAATATGAACAAATATTAAAAGACCTTAATTACAAATACGAAGTGTTTTTAAATAGACCAAGAAATAAATGTTTATCAGAAGCAGTTATTATTAGATTACCATGATTTATATTAATTCTACTCCAAAACCACATGAACAGGACCTATTAAATGAGTTTGCTGATAGTGTTGGTCTTGATGTAACACATAGTAAAAAATATGAGCCAAGTGATGTTGCTGTAATATTTGGTTCATGGAAAAAAGTAAATAAGAAAAGAGCACACATTGAAAAACTATCTCATCATGTATTAAAAAATGATGTGGTAAATAATCATAGAGGTAAACTTATAATCTTTGAAACGCCTTTATTAAATAGAAAAATAATACAAGAACATGATAGTTATAGGGTTGGCTTAAACCACTATATGCGAGGGCTATCAGATTTTAAAAATAAAAATTCAAAACCAGATAGATTTAATTCTATGGGTATTGATATCAAAGGTTGGCGTAATCAAGGTGACCATGTATTAGTTATAGGTCAAAATTGGAATGACGCTTCATTATTTGGTATTAGTTTAGAGTTGTGGATAATAAACACAGTTAGAATGTTATTAAAGAATACAGATAGAAAAATAATTGTTAGAGACCATCCAGAAAATAAAGGTTTATTAAAAGATGTAGTTGAAGA